TGCTCGATATTCTGTCGTTGAATATCTATGGACTCTTTATCGTAACGATACTGTTTAAGTTGATTCTTATTGGTGAATTTACGTGCTTTTCGGTTCCGTTTGTTTTGGGCATCAGCAGTTTTTTGGGCTTGACGGTTCTGCTCTTGTGCTCCAAAGAAATTAATAATAGCCTGAGACATTACCCTGCCCTCCTATAGTAACGTGGTGCATAATGACCTTCCCAATACATACTATTAACTGATACCGGGAAAGGTGATGTGCTGTTTAGTTTAAGTGTAAAGTTTGTATTCTTCTGATGAATAGGCACGGTAAGACTCGTTCGATCAATAGTAGGTGTGGAGTTAGCTAGATAGTATCCAGCATTCTGTACGCCTGCTACATAGATCCATTGTGGAGCACCATAGCGGCTGATATAAAAGTTGATAGAACCACTGAATCCAATGTCAAACTTCATCCGTGAAATAGTCAAAGATGCAGTCCAATCAACAGTATTCTGTGATCTAAAGAAATAACGTGGTAGTTCAACCTCAAAGTCGAACTCATAACCAGCAACTAAATTGTACTCCTTACTAGACCAATCACCATCTACCCACCACTCACCAAAAGAATCTACTTCTACTGGAAGAACTACATTAGGTGTGACAGAAAGATCTGGCGTAGCAGATAGGCGGTATATTGTATCATAACTAGTACGCGCACCTGCTTCTATTGTCTGACAAGTCATCACAACAGGAACTCTATTAGGATCATTGTCAATAGGCTTAGGAATCCTAGTCTTTTTTGTGGTACTGTTATAAGAAAGACTATTCAGTGTGCCTAAATTTTTAACAACAAAAAGATCATCAATACGTGCGGTATAGTTTGCTGAAGTAGTGTTAATTTCTTCTTGATCTAAAATCTGATTTAAATCAATCAAATTAAGTGAGTACCCAGTAGTACCATTAAGGATAAGTAAATAGTTATTGATTACAGAAATGTGTGAAATAGGATCTTTTACATCCCATTTAAACCAAGCCTGCATACTGATTTGGCCTTCACCTTGCTTATAATATTTGTAAAAATAAATAAAGCTAGAACCTTTAGTATAGAGTCCAACTAAAGAATGTTCTACATTTACTATAACTTTACTTACTTGTTTAGGTAGATAACCTGAAGCAACCTTACTAACTTCTACGATGTCAGCAGCAGCTAAGTTACCTCTAACTTGCATACCTAATAGTTTAGATGCTCCAACTGATTTAGGTATAAACCCAATAAAATCACCAGTATCTTGTGCGGTAATGGAACGATCGGCTTCATACTGACTAATGGTACGAACAATCACATCGCTAGGTGAGATGACACCGCTTTCAGAATAAAGCAAGTATTGCTCATACTCACTAAATAAAACAAGACCTTGCGCTTGAGGTACAGCACAGTAAAGGTTACTGATTTTAGCACTAGATGTTTCTACATCAACAGGATCAGAAGCAATAACTGTTTGAGCACTGGTAAAGAAGAAGTTTTCAAAATCTTTTGCCACACTCATAGAAACCGTATCTGTTGTTAAAAACACAAGGCGGTTATTAGAAATGAGACCAAATTTAATTTCAGTGCCTACAAAAGATGGTACTGGATTACCGTAATCATTACCAGTAAATCTAGATGTCCAGGTTTCTGCAGAAATTTCAAAAGTATTAGTTCCCGTACAAAACAACCTATACGGCATAGTCTGTGCATCAAAGCCACTTGATGCTAGTTTAGCGATATACTTACCACTAGTAGCAATGGGATCTCCGTTAGCATCTACATCAATATCCCAACCACGTGCTTCTTCCCAGAAACCAGAACCAGTATTAACTGTACCAGTACCACCAGTTGCAGCAAATTTCACAAAGTAAGAAGCCCGTTCATCAATAGCATTAGTGATCTTAACGCGACGACCAGGTTTAGTGTAAGCAGCAAGACGTGCAGAAGACACTACATCGTCTTGATAACAAGTCAAAGATACACCTTGAATACCACCAGCTACTTCAATAGTAAATGGAGTCTGACCATCTATAATTTCAATCTCAAGACTATTGGCAAATACTGTGACATTAAATGTTGTACTAAGTGCTGTATCAATAGCAGCTTTAAGTTCAGTCAGAATCTCATCACTTGTAACTGCTCCCTCATAATTATCAGGAGGTACTGTTCTAGCTTCTGCTTCAGTGATAGTCGGTGTAGTATAGGAATACTCAGTACCGTTAATCCAAACACTATACTTACTATCATAGTCAATACTACCGAGAACAACTGTAGCACGAGTACGAAGATAGTAATCTGTCTTCGCAGTCATTGCAACAGTCTTATTCTTATTGATAATATAAGTCTGATCTAAATAAGAGAAAGTATGGAAATCATCAATACCAGTTGTGGTTGTGGGTGGTGTTAAATAAGATACAACATCTGCATCAGAGCTGTTAGCAATGGTTGCTTCAGTAAAGCTAAGTAGATTACCACTTGAGGTGGGTAGTGTATTCCAAATACGAATCTTACCAGCCTTTGTGATAACTCCGATGTAATTCTCATCGTTATCCCGTGAAATAGTAAACCAATGTCCGTCAGTAAAGTTATCAAAAAATTCATAAATGTATCCTAAATGCTGGCTGCCGTTTCTTTTTAACAGCCCATAAGTAGGTTCGGGGTATCCATTAAGAATTTCAGTAACTTGTCCAGGTTGTTTTTTAACATCAGTTTGCTTACTGACGCCACCAAGGAAATTAGGAATAGTCTGTGTAACTGCTGCCATCAGTACCTCTGCAAAGTATTATAAGGTTGGTAGCTTTGATAATAGGTACCTTGACGAGGGTACCCAAACATGCTGTAATCTCCTTGATTACACTCATACTCCATCGCTAAAGCCCGTGCATAGGCTTCTTTTTGTTGAAGGATCTGATACTGTGTAGAGTCTCCTACAAGCCTGCTAGAGACGATTGCAGCAGCCCTACAGGTGATGTAATCTTGGATAGGTGACGGAAGATCTTCCCAGGTAAAGAACCACACCACATCACAGTAGATAGTATTTTCCCAGGTGTAAGTATGACTCATCCGATCATACAACCTACCATCTCTTTTTACGGTATCCTTTTCTCGGTAGCCGCTGTACCGTGGATCATCTGAAAGATCCAATTGAAGTACATTGTTTGGCCAAGAAATATAACCATTGTTATCGGGTGAGAACGGATAATTAAATTCTTTATTAAACGTCCAACCCTCTCCTTGAACTTCTCGTGATACTTCTTGAAGAGTATCGTAAGCAATCGCAACGTCCGGGTTGGTTACTACGGTAACCTGATTACCATTTTGATCGGTAATCGTTTCTGTATCAATCGAAGTGACTGGAGCCTGACCAACTGACGCCAGGATCTGATTGACAGCTTGCAGCTCAGTCTTAGAGCCAGTGGTAGAAAATGGCATAATAACAACAGTGTTATATGTAGATAAAAAAAGGGGCTCCCGGTGACGGCTAGTCGCCATCGAAGGAACCCCAATAGATAAATCAGACGTTACACTCAACGCCGGGATATGCAGTTCGCAGATTTTTAGTAACTGAATTTACAGTAGAATCAGCAACAGCACTGCCGTAACCCTTACGGGTCTTGGCAACAGAGAGGCGTACAGCGTCAGTAGTGCAGACGCCGTTATCACCCTTGGCAACAGAAGCAGCCATTAATATACCTCAAATTAAGGAGCAGGAGCATAAGGCAACTTGCCATCAGCGTCATTAGTTTTGACTTTGACAGCACGAATACCTGTTGCAGCGGTAACGGTTCGACCGTATTCAACAGGAGACAAAGGATTCAAGGTCTCCGAAGAACTAACCGTACCAATAGCGTTACCCTCAACAAGGATAACAGAAGTGCCAGGAATAATAGACATTAAAGTACCTCCAGTTATCAGAGGTTCTGCAGCTCAATAGCAGCGGCAGGGTTCAGCCAATCAGCACCCATGGCAAGGCGGCCGATGATCAGGTCGCCCTGATACATAGCCTTCACATCACCACCAGTGGTTTGAATGCTAGGACCAATGCCTTGGACAACACCAGCAGCGTCACGGCCGTAGATCAGACCGCAGTGGTTAGCGAAGTTACCGCTGTAATCGTTGTTCTCACCATCCACACGAGCAACAGTGCCAGCCAGGAAAGGCAGGTTGTTGGAACGACGGATGCTGATACCAGCGATTTCATACAGACCTTCACCGCTGGTCAGAGAACCAGAGGTGTTGCCGAAGTCACGGTTCAGGATGTTGGTGTCCACTTGGCTGATCAGAGCGTAGTACTGACGAGGAGACAGCACAGCGGTACGACCATTACGGGGCACATTCTTTTCATCAAGAATAGAAGCAGCCTCGAAGAAGGCATCAACGAGAGCTTGTGCGTTGTACTCGTTACCAGCACCCAGGTTGATCACAGAACCGCCAGGCTCAGGACCAGGAGCAGCAGTGATGGGGTGAGCTTGACGAGCAGCTTTAGCAATAGTGCGGAAGATCTTCTTATCATAAGCTTCAGCCAGAGCATGACCGATCTTAGCAGAGATCTCAGAACGCAGGCTGTAGTGAGCCAGGGTTTCATCCAGATCATACACGAAGGCAGAGGACACCAGAAGGTCATCCATCACGATGGTCTTCTCGGCCACCGGAGGATCACCACTGCCCAGGATCGGGGT